AAGCGAAAGTGCCACAGTCACACGAGATGTAAGTGGCGAAGGTGTACAACAGGCTTTGCTCAAAATAGTAGAAGGCACTAAATGCAAAATACCCACACAAGGAAATCGCAAATCTGCTGCCTCAGACACAGTGGAAATTGATACTACTAATATATTGTTTATTGCTGGCGGAGCGTTTGTGGGATTAGAGTCCGTGATTAAAAATCGTGTGCAGGGCACCACCATGGGATTTGGTGCCACTTTCAGTGACAATTCTAAAATTGAAACAGAACCAGTGACACCAGATGATCTTGTTCGTTATGGAATGATTCCTGAATTTGTAGGAAGATTTGGCAGTTGTGTTAGCCTACAAGCATTAACAAAACCGCAATTGATAAACATTTTAACTGAAATAAAGAATAATTTTATCAGTCAATATAAATGGTTATTTGATCAGGATGGAATTACACTAGAGTTTGACCCAGAGAGTCTTGACACAATAGCAGAACGCACATTGAAAACAAAAACTGGTGCCCGTGGTCTGCACACTGAACTTGAACGTGTATTATTACCGCACATGTTTGATTTGCCACGCTATCGCAGACAAAACATCCTTCAAGTGGTCATTAATAAAGAGCTGATAAATACTCCTATGACACTCATACAAGAAAACTCATGAAACTTTACGGTCGAACAGTACTGGTCAAAGACGGCAACGTAGACAAAGCTCTACGTAAATTCAAGAAAAAAATTCAAGAAGATGGTTTGTTAAACAATCTACGAGACCGCGAATTTTATGAAAAACCTACCACTGAACGTAAACGCAAAAAATCTGCAGCTAAAAACCGGTGGAATAAGCAAATGGCTGCTCAGTCATTGCCAAAGAAATTGTTCTGATTCTCTTTACATATAATCACAATTTTAGTATAATAAATACTGTGTAGATGCCGATGGTCGGGTCTACATTATAAGTCATCTTGCTTAATAAAGGAGAAAACAAATGACAAAAACTCTCACACTTCGTAATTTTGATATCCCAACAATTCACAAATTTGGTATCGGTTTTGATAACATGTTTGATGAATTACTGCGATTAAATTCACAACAATCTATTAACTATCCCCCTTACAACATCTTAAAAAATACTGAAGATTCTTTTAGCATTGAAATTGCTGTTGCTGGATTTAGTGAAGGCGAAATTACAGTTAATCTAAACAATCGTGTTTTAACTATCACTGGTAAAAAAGAAGATAGTGTTGAAACAGAATATCTACACAAAGGTATCAGTGATCGTGATTTTATTCGCGAATTTACTCTTGCTGAACATGTAGAAATTGTTAATGCAACACAGAAAAATGGCATGCTAACTATTAATCTAGAAAGAATTATTCCAGAAGAAATGAAACCAAAGACTATTGCAATAACCTACACAAATTAATATAATAGTAAATACACAGTGGAGGGCAACCTCCACTGCATAATTATAACAACAGAGGAATGCAAATGTCACAATCAGATACTGCCACAAAAATACAAGTTAATCATGATATTAAAGAACCACCGATGTTTCGAGTGATCTATCTCAATGACAATCAGACTTCAGCAGAATTTGTGGTTGAGAGCCTAATAAGTGTGTTTAGTTACACCACAGATACTGCATTACAAATAACCGAAAATATACACAACGAAGGTAGTGCAGTGGTAGCTGTATTGCCTTATGAAATTGCTGAACAAAAAGGTGTGGAAGTAACCATGTCAGCAAGAAGTAAGAATTACCCATTACAACTAAAATTAGAACCAGAACTGGTCTAAGATTACTTAATTTCAATACGTTTAGGGTAGTAAGGACGCTGGCACCATTCTGTATCTCCACGACCCCTACAATTGTTAGTATAGCGAATACCATTGGCAATTCTATCCACCGGCTGATGGTAATGACCAAAGCACCAAACACGGATTTTGTGTTCAGTATCTTCATTTAATGCCAATTCTAAATGAGGATTGCCAGTGGTATTAAATCTATAACTTTTGCACAATGCAATATCGTGCTCGACCAACCAGGGTGCTGGTACCGTGTGCGATACTACCACTATTGAACTAACATCTGGGTGTGTTTGTAATTTTTTTACACTGTTTATAAGATACGCAGCATCATTAAATGCTGCAGACGCAACATTATTAACGGCGATGTCGTTGATTTTGTATGCATCTTGAAACCAGGATCTGGTTTGATCTACATCAATATTAAGATTAAAATCATAACTCCACCAGCCATTTGTCCCAATAATAGCAACACCGTTTATAACTACCACATGCTCGCGCATGTACACAACATTTTTAATTTTAGCAAGCTTGTTGGCCAGTTCGTCGTAGCTTTGATCTAATGTATCGAGTTGCCATCGATGCTCGTCGTTTCCGTCAATATAAAACACAGCTTGATAACACTTACTAAGATGAGTCAATGTTTCAACTGTTGAATCGATATCGCCGCCGACATCACCAGCTACCACGCAAACTGGACTGGTGGCTTGCTCAATCCAGTTAAATGTATCCCACGATTCAACGTGTAGGTCAGAAATTAAATCAAATGCAAAAGTCATGATACATATTTAAAAGGATTTTGTATGAACATAATATTTGGAACGGAGCAGGCTGAAAAATTACGTGAAAAATTTACTGTATTAGAACTTGATACTTTTTCTTTTGGCATTAACGGCCCTGAAATAACAGCGTATTGTGTAATTGAAGGAATACCAATGGACAAATTGCCATTGGTAGAAAGCTGGCAAAAATTACACGAAGCTTTAATAAAAAATTATCAACAACGTAATTGGGCATATTGTCAAACTTTAATTGAACAGTTATCAGATGCATGGAATACTGAAATGGATAGTTTTTATAATGAAGTAAGCAATCGTATTGTTCGTCTAATTGAAGAAAACCCAGGAGACAATTGGTCTCCTATGATCGACCGTCCCTTGGGCGCTTCATTTTAGTGCTAATATAGTTTGTGCTTCCGGAATACGTGTACGGGTATTGCGACTACCCAACAACACAACTATACGACGCCCTAGTGGAGTGTCTTTCATTATAACAATACAACCGCCTGCGGCATTAATAAATCCAGTTTTACTAACCCAAAAATTATCTGGATCTTGCGCTATCGTCGGATTGGTATTTCGAATGGTCAAATATGATTTTTTTGAGTGTATTTTTAAATTGGCGGTTCGACTGGCTTGAACTATCTCAGGATATTCTTTGGCCGCCGACACCAGTCTAATCAAATCTTCTGCGGTACTCACATTCATTATACTCAACCCACTTGGTTCTACAAAGTTGGTATGAGTCATGCCCAATGATTTGGCTCGACGATTCATAGAACTTATACAAGCCACAACACTTCCGGGATAATTGTCGCACAACACGCGGGCGGCATTGTTGTCTGATTTGACCAAAGCCAATTGAATTAGATCTTGGCGATTCACTGAGCCCAATAATTCTTGAAGATCTTGTTGTGCATCTAATACAACCATAACAGTCATTAGTTTGGTAATACTACCAATACTTCGTTGTTCAGAAATATTTTTACCGTGAATTATATTGCTTGCATTGTCTGCTAGGATCCACGACTTAGCTGTTATACCAGCTGAGAGTGCAGGAATAGCAGCAGATAATAATACTGTTAGTAAGAGTTTGTTCATATACATGCCTTGTGTAGATATTTTAACACAACAGTCATATATTTAGCTATTGATATGTTACCGATTCCAGATGTATTTTTTATCGCCTCTGATGTCTGATGTGGCCAAATCCAGCGGCCGTATAGCCCATTGTAGCTCTCTTTGTTTTTTACGTACTACAGCAATACATTGAACACGTGAATCCAATGTAGTTATGCGATCGCATTGAGTAGCACTGGCCTGTGCTCGGGCCTGACAAAACAATTTTAAATTAGAAGTAGGTTCGTTTACACATTCATCGCCTACCGCACGAGCCATTAAAGGTAAGCATAGTGTTAATAAAAGTAAGATTCTCATAGTATATTATACTAGTATATACCATAATATATTATTACAAAATGTCAATAAACCCCGTGTTTAAATTATTTTTTTGTAATTTATTTCATTGGATGAAAGCTATTCACTGTTCGTTGTCCGTCTCTGACTTTGAACACGCAAGTTGATTTTAATTCCAAATTAGTTATTTTGTCACATTCATTTACACTCAATGTAGCCACTGCCAAACATAAATGTTTCTGATTGGGATCGTGTATTTGGGTACAGTTATCTATATCACTGGCCATGGCAAATATAGGAAATAAAAAAATTACAAAACTGTAATACATTAGGTATTTACATACCTAATTGCTAGTAATTATCTTTGTATTAAATGATCTACAAACTTGTTGTTTTTTTTAAATCCGCATAGTTTATTGCTTCTTGGTAAACATTTGCAAGTTGTAGTTTTGTTATATAATTAGTATCATAATTAGAATCTACGAACTCTTGAACAGATTGGTTAGATAAAATTTCATTCCAACAATTAATCCAACGGTTTGAACTTTTTGTATTTTTAAATTTATCGACTGCGATTGTTAAATTTTCTTTTAGTTCTGATATAACCTGATTAAAAAATTTCTTGCTAAAAAAATGTTTACGATTAAATTCAGCAACTTGTTGTAACTGACTCATTTTATATTGTCTTTCATCAGTGGACCAATTAGCAATTTGTTGCATTGATAAAACTATAGCTTGTAATCTTTCTGTAGGATCTTCTATTAGATCATAACTTTCATCAATGATATTATTAAATGTTTTAAATCCGTAATTTCTTAAATATTCCAAACTACCATGTGTAGCTGCTAAAATAAACGGTTGTCCGCAAGCAATAGGACGCAACGATTTTTCAGTTAGGTGTAACCGATCATCATCAAACAATGTTTCTAATACAATTTCGATATCAGTATTTGAATAATCTTCTATGGTAAAATCTGCACTACTTGTGCTTGAAGTATTATTAATATCAAAATAATTTTCAAGTTGATGCAATGGTTGCCATTTTATATTATTAAACTTGTGATTTTTATAATAAATGTTCTCATCACAAAATGCAATAGAAGTTTGGCATTCATTGACTATGTTATAATCAATTAATAAATCAGCAAATTTTAATCGATATTCTCTAGTGCCAGTCCATGCACGATTATAAATTAAAAACTTTTTTGTCGATATTTTCTTTATTGCTGCATATTCCGCATATCTAAACCAATCAAGAGCTAGTAATGCATGATTCCAGTAATAAACTGTAATATATTGGTTTTGTTGATATGTTTTTAAATTTTTTGATCGTTGTTCACTGTGTATTAAAATAGATTCATTGTAGATTTCTGGTGTTCTGAAATTCTTTTGTTGTTGATTAATAAACGGTTGTAATATATTGAAAAAAGTATTGCACTCCTTCATTGGATAATTTTTATAAAAATTAAAATCCAATGGTTCCTGATCGTTACAAATAATTGTTGTTAATATTGCTTCTTGTTGCCAACCATAATATCTCAATGGAGTTAAATCTTCAAGTTTTTTTGATCCATGAGGATAAAATCGATAAATTATTACATCACTTCCGTAAATTTCTTTTGCAATGTCTTCAATAAAATGGTATAAACGATGTAAAGGAATACTCATAGGATGTTATTTACACTCAAACTTACTCTAGAATAAAATATGTTAACACATGCTGCAAAAAAATACCAATTACATAAATTTTGGGATGATGAATTTAAACATTTAACATATATTAATGAAGAATTCAATGATCCTGACAATTTAAAACTCTGGACAGAAGCTGGATATCCAGATCGGTTTACTGGTGATCTATGCGACATGCGTAGAGCGCAACCATCATGGAATTATCGATTTGTAGAGATGTTTGAAGGCAAAGGGTGGAAGGACATTGGCACTAGCTATTATAGAATGAGTACCGGTACTGTACTGCCTACACATGGCGATTTATACAAAACATATGTTAGACTGTTTAATCTTCAAGGTAGCGAACACACCATAAGACGTGCTATAATATTTTTAGAAGATTGGCAACCCGGGCACTATGCAGAATTATTAGCTCAGCCATTTGTAGAATGGAGGGCAGGTGCAGTACTTGAATGGAACTATGATACGCCACACATGGCAGCCAATCTAGGGTTATTACCTAGATACACACTACAAATTACAGGACATGTTGATGCTTAACAGTTATAACGAATGGGATCCACTAGAAGAAATAGTAGTAGGATCTGCTACTTACGCTAATTGGCCAGACAATGATCCTGTTTTTGCTCGCGAAAGTTCTAAAACTACCTGGACTACAACTGCAATTCCAAGTGGTCCAGTCCCCCAGTGGGTCATCGATGAAGCCAATGAAGATTTGGATACGCTAGCGGATACATTAACCAAGTTAGGTGTTGTGGTTCATAGACCCCGGGAAATGAATTTTCAAGAGTTAGGAGGCATGTACAATTATTGTCCTAGAGACAGATTGCTGATTGCAGGAAGTACTGTGATCGACACTGCCATGATGTACCCTTGCAGAAATCAAGAAATTGAAGCATTGGACTTTGTTATTGATGCCGCAGAACAAGTTATTACAATGCCTAAAAATTCTGGTTATGTGCTTGATGCTGCAAACATACTAAGATTGGGCAAAGATCGTTATTTGTTTTTGGAAAGCGCAAGTGGCAATCGATTGGCATGGTATTGGTTGCTGAGTACACTACCGCCAACTACCAGCATGGAGATTTGTAATTTTTATTCAGGAGTACACATTGACAGTACCATAGTGCCATTGCGTGAAGGTCTTGTGTTATTAAATGGTTCACGTGTAAACAAAAGCACATGTCCTCAGGCGTTTAGAGACTGGGAATGTATCTATGTAGATGATGTAGTTGCACAGGATTTTTATCAATATCCTTTTGCGTCAAAATGGATTGGGTTGAACATGTTGGTTGTGGATCCAAACACTGTGATAGTAGATGCAGCGCAACACGATCTTATTGAATTATTGGCAAGAAAAAATTTTACTGTAATACCTAGAACCTTGAGACACAGTAGAACACTAGGCGGCGGATTTCACTGTGTGACATTGGATCTTCGGAGACGCCATGCTTGATGCTGATGCAGTAAACAAGTTAGTGGCACAACAAATAACTGCTGCAGTTGATGCACAGGTAGAAGCAGTTATGAGCTCTGATGCATGGCTAACTTCTCTTGAAAATAAAATATTACAATACACACAAGATAGAATAATTGCTAAATTTAACAACTCTTCTACCATGCCAGAAATAGTAGAAGCAGTTAAAAATAGTGTGTCGCAACTGTTTTGCGATGGAAATATTCCTGGTATAGATCAATATGTTGATACCACAGTTATCACCAACTCTATTAAACTAGCAGTTGATCAAACTGTACAATCAGCTTTGGGCGATCTTGGTCAAGATTCAGAGTGGTTAGCTCGCGTAGAGCACATGATTAATCAAACAGTAACACAAGAAACTGTGGCCAGAATTGGCAGTATTGATATTGGTACTATTATACGTCAACGAGTTGACGACAACATGAAAACTGTCAGACAACAGATGTTGACAGATTTTGCCAGT